ATTCCGGAGTTGAAAAATACTCGGGTAATTAACGAATTTGGAGGGTTTCGTGGAGCTGCTTACTTTCCAGACGAGGACATAATTCGTATTGCATCTGATAACTCCCCAGAGCGGTTTCTTCAAACTCTGTTGCACGAGACTCAGCATGCTGTTCAGACAAAGTTTAACATGAATCCAGGCGGGTCTCCTAGACAGTTTCTAACAGACCCACAGGCTTTTAAAGAAGCTAAAGCACACATCGATAGTGTTGATAATGGGCTCATGGAGTTGTTTAAGAAAAAGACAGATCCTGAGTCGGTTGCTACAATCATGAGGCGGCAGGAAGTGGTAGCAAAAAAACAGCAGGCTTTGCGCACCGCCGATAACCAAGCACTGGAATCTTATTTCCGTATTGCAGGAGAAAGAGAAGCTTCGGCCGTTGAAGCTATGAGAGCTGCAAATACTCGCTCGATTCCATCTATGCAATACTACGGATCAGATTTAGATCGTCTTATCTCAGATCCTCTTACCGCTCCAAAGACTGACTCTTCTGCAATTATTCAGACTATCATTAACAGGGCCTTAAACGAAGCGGCCCGTAAAAACTAGGATCATCTCCTCATGGCAGCCACCCAAGCTTTCACAATCTCCAAAGTCTCGCAAGAGTCTCTCATCCAATTCCACCGTACTGCTCCTACCTTAATGGAAAAGCAGTGGAACATTCGCGAGTCTATGCGACTGATCGATGTCGCGTACATTCGTGAAGCTGATATGACAAAAGAGCAGGCTCAGCTTCAGCTCGCTAATATCATCGGTGATGCAAATAAGATTCAGAATATCACTGTTCCAATTATCAAGCCGCAAGTCCGCGCTGCTGTAGCTTACCAAGCCGCTGTATTCCTCACCGACTACCCAATGTTTGGTGTAGTCTCCGCGCCTCAATTCATATCTGCTGCAAAACAAATGCAAGCAGTAATTGAAGAGAATTCTGTTCGTGGCTCCTGGGTGCGAGAGTTCCTCCTCTTTTTCCAGGATGGCTTTAAATACAATCTCTCAGCCATTGAAATCTGCTGGGACAAAGTTACTACTGCTGCCCTAGAAACTGATCCCACTGCTCCAGGCGGCAAGGGCGCAAACATTCGCCAAGTGATTTGGGAAGGTAATAAAGTTCGCCGCTGGGATCCTTATAACACATATTTCGATACTCGTGTTGATCCATACGATATTCCTGAAAAAGGTGAGTATGCTGGCCGCACCGAACTTATGTCGCGGACTGCTCTGAAAGCATTCATTGCAAAGCTAGATAACAAGATCATTGAAAACATCCCGGCCGCCTTTGAATCTCCCTCAGTTCTCAATCCTCTGGGTGCCGCTCAATTCGGATGCTCTTATTATCTCCCTCTAATCAATGGTAAAGCACTCCTCGATCCAGCTTTGCTGGGTATGAATGATTGGGATACTTGGATGGGTCTTGCCACTTCTCCAAAGAATGCTGGCCACATCAAGTATCGTGGCATTTACGAAGTTTCCACAGAGTATGTTCGTATCATTCCTTCTGATCATGGCATGCGTGTTCCTGCTCCGAACACTCCGCAAGTCTGGAAACTGATTATCATCAACCACTCAGTTATCATTTATGCTGAGCGCCAGACTAATGCCCATGAAAAGATTCCTGTCTTTTTCGGCTGCCCCTCAGAAGATGGTCTTGTTTACCAAACCAAATCTCTTGCTCAGGATGCTTTGCCTTTCCAGCAAGTAACTTCTGCCCTGATGAACTCTGTTCTTGCAGGTCGCCGGCGCGCAGTTACAGATCGAGTTCTTTATGATCCTTCTCGTATTGCAGAAGGTCATATGAATAATCCTAATCCCTCAGCTAAGATTCCTGTGCGCCCCTCCGCATATGGAAAACCTGTCGGTGAATCTGTTTACCAGTTTCCTTTCCGGGATGATCAAGCTGGCATTGCGATGCAGGAGATTCAATCTCTCGCCCAGTTTGCTAATGTCCTCCAAGGTCAGAATCAGGCGCGACAAGGACAATTTGTCAAAGGAAATAAAACAGATGGACAGTGGGAATCCACGATGTCCAATGCCACTTCCCAAGATCAGATCACAGCTCTTCTCTATGAAGCACAAGTATTTACTCCTCTGAAAGAGGTGCTGAAACTCAACATGCTTCAGTACCAAGGTCCTACATCCATCTACTCTCCCTCGAATAAACAAGTTGTAGATGTTGATCCTGTAGCTCTGCGCCAAGCAATTATCAATTTCAAGATCACTGATGGCCTGCTCCCTGCTGATAAGGTCATCAAATCTGATACCCAGAAAGTTGCTCTCCAAGCTATTGCATCTTCCCAGACTCTGGCTGCTGGCTACAATGTTGCCCAACTCTTCTCTTATCTGATCCGTACTGAGAACGTCGATTTTACTCCTTTCGAGAAATCTCCGCAGCAGCAGGCGTATGAGCAAGCAATGGGAGCCTGGCAACAAGTTGCAATGTTGGCTGCACAGAAGGGAATGGAAATCAGCACTCCTATGCCTAAGCCTCAAGAGTTCGGTTATGATCCGAATATGCAAAATCCGGAAGCTCAAGCTCAGGCACAAATGTCTGGATCAACTGGAGGTATGACCAATGGCAACGCTTAATCACGATTCACCTTTCCAATCCTGGAATCTCACCCCCGATGAGTTCCTGGCCGGCTCCATTCTCACAATCACTCAGAAACAAGTTCTTCAAAATCAGATTGCACAGATTGCAATTCAGAAAAATAACTTCGAGCCGGACTACCAAAATCTTTTAGCAACTGCTCAAAAAGAATCTTACCTGCGTGGCCAACTGGATGCTCTCCAGTATCTTCTCACTCTTTCAGCTAGTTCTGAAGCGCAAATGAATCCGGGCGCCCAGAATATTTCCATCAACGCGGATCAATCTTAACTCCTTCAGGAATCTACCATGTCTTTCTTTGATAAAATCTTCGGCCAAGGTCAGCCTGCTCAACAAACTGCAGCTCCGGCTCAACCTACTCCTGGCAATAATCCTGCCCAGAATCCTGCTCCTGCAGCTCCCGCATCTTCGGCAGTTACTGCACCTAACGGAGCTATTCCTGCAGACGGAAACAAGCCTGGCGACCAATCCCCGCCTGACAAGTTTAGCAAGCTGTGGGATCCTGCTGAACCTGACCAAAGTAAGCAAGGCGACCAGACTCCGAGCAATCAATTGACTCCGGAGAAAATGCTTGAAGCTGCAGGAAAAGTGGATTTTCGTAAGGCTCTAAATCCAGAGTTGATTACGAAACTCCAATCTGGCGGCGCTGAAGCAGTGGAAGCTACCTTAGCTTTGATGAATCAGACAGCTCAACAAGTTTACGGCCAATCTGTGGTTGTGTCTCAGAAACTTGTTGAACGAGCCGTTGAGCAAGCTACTGAGCGATTTGCTGCTCAGATTCCTGGCCTTGTGAAAGGTCAAGCTGCTCGCGAATCTCTTCTGTCGGACAACCCGGCATTTAAAGATCCCAAAGTTGCACCTATCGTTGGTGCGGTTCAACAGCAACTTCAAGCAAAGTATCCTCAAGCTAGTGCGGCTGAGATTAGCCAAATGGCTCGAGATTATTTTAAAGAAGCTGCAGGCGTATTTTCCTCTGATCCTAAAGCTGCAGCTCTTGCTGCTTCCCAAACAGCTCAAACTGGAGCAGGGAACGAAAGCTGGGATGATTGGTTTGCTCTTCCTACCCCTTCTTCTGTTTCTAATCGTTCTTAATCTTTTAGGAGAATCCCATCATGGGTTACAATCGTGCTCTAATTCAATCGCCTGGTTTGCCCATTCCTGCACCTGCTGCATCTGGAATGCTCGGCAATGTCACTATCAACGAGCGTACTGAAGATACTAACGTTACAATTGTTACCAGCGAAATGCAACGTGGCGGTGTTAATTTCACCGGATTCAGTGCTGGCCGAAACATTACTACTCCGACGGGCGCACAGATTACTGCTGCATTCCCGGAGATGGATGTTGGCGATGGTTTTATGTTTATGGTGTCTATTCAAGACGCGTTTGCTGGCACTTATGTAGCTGGTGATGCAAACGTACTGCTCTCTGGTCGGGCCACTACTCCTGCAAGTTCTTGGTCTATGATTGTTGTCACCCGCCTGCCTGACTCTGGCGCTAATCGTCAGTACCGCTGGCGTGTGATGTAAGTTTTACTGATTTTTTTAATCTCTGGAGAATCTAAATGACGACTGGTATTTTTAACACCTCTGGTGTTGCACTTACTCCTAATCTAGTCAAGCCTAGTTTTGCGAGTTCTATCACTCGGCTTATGCCGAATGGTCAGGCTCCGTTGTTTGGTATGACTAGTATGCTTCCTGAAGAAACTGCTGTTCAAGTTGAGCACGGCTTCTTCACTAAGACCATGCTGTTCCCTTTGATGAATCTGGATGCAGCAGTTGCGGATGCCGGTACCAATATTTTCACTGTTGCAAGCACTGCAGATCTTTTGCCTGGCATGCTGATGCGTGCGGAGAGCACTGGTGAAGTTGTTCTGATCAATTCCATTGTTACTCCCACTCAAGTTGCAGTTACTCGTGGCATTGGTACTACGGCTGGCGCTATTGCGGATAACGTGAATTTGTACCAAGTTGGTAATGCATTTGAAGAAAGTTCGGTTCGTCCGAATGCTCTGCAAATCAACCCGGTTCGTATTACCAACCTTACCCAGATTTTCCGTAATACCTGGGCTCTGAGTGGTTCGGCACAATCTACGCAAGTGATTGCTGGTGATACGACTGTTGCAGAAAACCGGATGGACTGCGCTTCGTTCCATGCCGCTGATATTGAGAAAGCGTTGTTCTTTGGTGCTAAGTCTCAAGGTACGCGAAATGGCCAACCGTTCCGTACCATGGACGGTTTCTGGAACATTGTTCGGAATGCTGCTTACTACCCGGCTAGTTTTGGTGGTGCAGTTAACTATACGGTTGCTGGCGCCACCACGAACTTTACCCAACTTGAAGCTGCTCTGGATGGCGTGTTCAACCAAGCAACTGATCCGAAGGTTGGTAACCAGCGAGTTCTTTTCGTTGGCGGCGGTGCCCGGAAAGTTATCAACAACATCGGCAGACTGAATGGTACGTATTACATTCAGAACGGTCAAACCAACTACGGTCTGCAGTTTGGTTCGTTCAACATTGCTCGCGGTTCGTTCAACATGATTGAACATCCGCTGTTTAATAGCAATGCTGACTGGTCCAAGTATGCAATGGCAGTGGATCTTTCTACCTTCCGTGTTGCTTATCTGTCTGGTCGTAAGACTAGCCGCGATGAGTTCAATCTGGGCGGCCAGAAAGTTGATAACGGCATTGATGCTGTTGGTGGCACTCTTACTACGGAACTCACTTGTGTGATTAAAAACCCGCCTGCTAACGCAATCATCACCAATCTGACTGCTGCGGCTGCTGGTTAATCTGGAGTACTTATGACCATCCTTCAACTTAATCCGGTTGGGATGGTCAGTACTGATGTTGGCTATATTTCGTCGATTACAGTTCGATACAATGGCGCCAACAACGTGCTGACTCCCGATGGGAATAACCAGATCACTCTTCCTAACGCAACTACTGGTGCAATCCAAGCTGCTGATCGAATTACTGGAGCCGCCGCAGGAGTTAATCCTGGTCCTGGTGGAACTGGTATTCGAGCAGTTAGTACGGCTGCCTAATTCCTCCTGAGGGAACTCAGTTTTGGTGGGGTCTGAGTAATAAAACCCTGCCGCCTACCTCAGGAGTTATCCAATGTCTGAAATCGCTGAAACCCAAGTTGCTGATAAGCGACTGTATAAAAGTACGATCAAGTTCTGTAACATCATTCTTCCGGATGGTACTCGTCTGGATTTCAAGGGCGGGATTTATATCACCGGAGATGAAAGCGTGATTAGCTATCTTGATCGTGCAATTGCTCGTAACGAGTATTCTGGCAATATCTATATTGATCCAGAAGCTCGCACTGTGACCGCGGAACAAGAGAATCCGATGCTTGCTTTGCGTAAGAAGATGTTTGCTGAATTCTTGGCTGAGCAGGCTAAGATGATTGATCCTTCCAATAACATGGGGGAATCTAAGCAAGGTCCGCTGAGGGCAGCTTCGACCACTGATATTGCTCCGGTAACTATTGGTGGTCCGTCTGTTGCATCTCTCATGAGCGCTGCAGCTAAGCTCACTCCTGCTACTTAACCTAATCTGTTATCATGACGCTGACCGAACTACGGCAAGAAGTCTATAATCTCACCAATCGTCCCAGCTTGGTGGCTGAGACTCTTACCGCTATTCGGTCAGCTACTTTAAAGTTGCACCAGCTAGATTATTTTTACAAGGATATTGTAGAGCAAGGAGTGTCTTTTTTAACTGCTGAATATACCCAGCAGATTGAATATAGATCACTTTTCCCGCGTTGGCGCGCTCTTAAGTATATTCGTAAAACTGATTCTACTGGAACAGAGCAAGGTGAATTTTTAACCTTTATTACTCCTGAAACTGTCCTGGATCAATTCGGACGGAACCAGGAGAATGTCTGTTATGTGGCAGGGGCTGTTGTTCAGATTCGATCTTCTACTGCTCTCCAATATTGCATTGTAGGCAGATACGACAATCCAGATATCACTGAATCTGGATACAATTCTTGGATCGCCTTGGATCATCCTTACGCTATTGTCTTTGATGCAGCCGCTACTGTATTTAAAGCAATCGGCGACACAGAAAAATTTGCTGCATATACCCAACTAGCTGCTGTTCAGGCAGCAGAGGTTCGTATGTCTAATATTCAATCTTACGGGTACTGAGGA